GGACATTTCTACTGTTACGGAAAAGATTTACATACTGGTTGGACTGCTGGTGAAGTGTATTCTTATAATTGGTATGACACTCCGCATGCTAGCGCGAACGCAGGAGATAATCCTAGAATCATATTAGAGTTGACAGGTACGACCACACCAGAGAGCAAAGAGTTTCTAGCTAGACTCAAAAGATTTGACACATATCACCTAGAATTGAAAGAGAATTCCTGGTAAGAACACACCTACCTTAGGACCGTGTGGCCCGGCTGCTGGGCGTAGAAAGCGATTCGCTACCGTGGACTACGAAGTGAGCACCTTTTGATAAATACATAATGCTCACTGAACACATCATTATTGAATCTGCTGCAACTGAATTGGCAAAACGATTGCCTTCACTTAACAAATACGACTACAATACTATAGACAAATTGATGCAGAAAATAGCTAAAAGACACAGTATCAATGGTAAAGCATTACATGATATGTTTGTGAAGAAGTATCATAAGACACCTGATAATTGGGTAAAAGGTAAGCTTGACGAACAACAGATGAGTGTAGATCAGGTGATGGGATTACGAAAAGTTCGTCCAAGACATGTACCCAATCAGCATGAACTATCAGAAGCTGGGGAACCTGATTTCTTAGAAGCAAAACCTATAATGAAGAAATTCATCAAGTGGGCTAGCAATGAACTAAATCTAAAGTCTACACCCAAATTTGAATTCAGTTACAATACCGAAGAAGCACAACAAGGTCACCATACAGGTCGCCATAATACAAATGATAATAATATTTGGGTATATGTTGCTAATCGTAATATGGTCGATATCATGCGTACCGTTTACCATGAACTCACCCATGTACGTCAAGGTGAATTGAATATGATCAAGCCTGGTGACAGCTATCCTGGTAGCCCAATCGAGATGCTAGCTGATATGACAGCGGGCAAAGCAATGAAGATATTCGGTAAACAACATCCAGAAATATTTGAGTAAAATAGTTGACTTTGTTTCGTAGTGGTGTTATACTAACTACTTCACAGGAGATTATTATGACAGCAAAAATGTTCAGCGGTGATCAAAAGATCAAACTAACACAATTAATCAACGAAGGCATGGCAACATTGCACGAGATTGATACACTAAGAGAAGGTCTTAGCGATACAGTAAAAGCTATCGCAGAAGAATTGGAAGTAAAACCTTCAGTACTCAAAAAAGCGATATCAATCGCACACAAAGCAAGTCTTGGACAGACTAACGCAGACCACGAAGAACTCAATACTATTTTGGAAACAGCCGGTAAGACCCTATGAGTTATGTAGACGCGGTACATGACCGTGATAGTGACAGGATTTTCGTAGTAGAACGGACTAAAGAAGGTAAGCGAGTCTACAACGAGTATCCAACAAACTATGTTCTATACTATCCCGACAACAAGGGAAAGTTCCGTAGCATATATGGTAATCCAGTAAGCAGATTCAGCACTAGAAAACGTGCGGAGTTCGAGAAAGAACGCAGGATATATTCGGGTAAGCAATTGTTTGAGAGTGATGTACCTGTGATATTTCGTTGTCTCAGCGAGAACTATCTAAAGGTAGATGCTCCTAAACTACATACTTGCTTCTTTGACATTGAGGTAGACTTTGATCCTGAGAAAGGATTCAGTCCTACAAGTGATCCATTCAATCCAGTGACGGCTATCAGTTGTTATTTAGATTGGTTAGACCAGTGTATCACTCTAGTGATAGCACCCAAGCACATGTCCATAGAGACAGCTAATGAGATAGTGAATGAATTTGAGAACACTATGCTTTTCAATAGTGAGAAGGAAATGTTTGATGTTTTCTTTCAACTCATAGAAGATGCTGATGTATTGACTGGTTGGAATAGTGAAGGATATGATATACCCTACATGGTCAATCGTGTCACACGGGTGATGAGCAAAGACGATACACGCAAGTTCTGCTTGATGGGTCAGCTTCCTAAAGCAAGAGAATACGAACGTTTTGGTAAGAGCGAGACAACATACGATTTAGTCGGCCGTATTCATTTGGACTATCTGCAATTGTATAAGAAGTACAATTACGAATCACGCCATAGTTATAAATTAGACTCTATCGGTGAGATGGAAGTTGGTGAAAACAAAACACAATATGAAGGTACTCTTGACCAGTTGTATAACAAAGACTTTAAAAAGTTCATTGAGTACAACAGGCAAGATACTATGTTGTTGGTAAAGATTCACAACAAACTAAAATTCTTAGAACTGGCTAATCAGCTAGCACATGAGAATACAGTATTACTGCCAACAGTAATGGGTTCTGTAGCTATGATTGAGATGGCAATCTTCAATGAAGCGCATGAACGAGGATTAGTAGTACCAGACAAAAAACGAAGGAGTGAAAATGCAGATGAAATCCAACAAGCAGCAGGTGCCTATGTTGCTACGCCCAAAAAAGGTATGCACGAATACGTCGGTGCAGTTGACATCAACTCGCTCTATCCCTCGGTTATTCGTGCCCTCAACATGGCAGGAGAGACCATCATCGGTCAAGTCCGCCAAACATTGACTGACAAATACATGAGTGACAAGGGCAAGCATCTAGCTAGCCTGAAGAAACGACATAAAGAAGATGATGACGATGTTACTGGCGCTATTCTCTGGGAGAACTTGTTCGGTTCACTAGAATATGCAGCCGTGATGAACCAAGAACGTGGCACGATGCTTACTATAGATTACGAAGATGGTCGTAGCGAGGAATATAGTGCTGCTGAGATATGGAAGATGATCTTTGATAGCAATAGACCTTGGATGCTAAGTGCGAATGGTACGATCTTTACATATGAGAAAGAGGGTGTAGTCCCCGGACTATTGTCTCGCTGGTATAGCGATCGTAAAGAGATGCAGAAGAAGCTGAAAGAATCTACTACACAAGAGGATCGTGAGTATTGGGACAAGCGTCAGCTTGTTCGTAAGATTTTGTTGAACTCTGCGTATGGCGCACTATTGAATGAACATTGCAGATTCTATGATAAGCGTATAGGTCAGAGTGTAACATTGAGTGGTCGTCAGATCGTGCGTCACATGATGAGTACTATCAATGAGACAATCACTGGGGAGTATAATCATGAAGGTAACGCAATCGTATATGGTGATACTGACAGTTGTTACTTTACTGCATATCCTACTCTTGATATGCAAATACAGAATGGGGAACTAGAGTGGAACAAAGAAACTTGTATCAGTCTATACGATAGTATCGCTGATCAGGCTAATGACAGTTTCCCAGCATTCATGGAACGAGCATTTCATTCACCCCGCAAGAACGGCGAGATCATCAAAGCTGGTCGTGAATTGATCGGTGATCGTGGTATCTTTATCACAAAGAAACGCTATGCTATCAATATCTTTGATAAAGAGGGCAAGCGTAAAGATAAAGAAGGTAAGCAGGGCGATATCAAAGCGATGGGTCTTGACTTGAAACGCGCTGATACTCCCAAATACATCCAGGAGTTTCTGATGAATGTATTACAGATGGTTATACAAGAAGGTAAGCAGCGTGATGAAGTCATCGAGGTGGTGAAAGACTTCAAGCGTAAATTATCTGACATGGATAGCTGGACTAAGGGTTCACCTAAGAGTGTTAACAACTTGACTAAGCACACGATTGAATTTGAGAAATCTGGTAAGTGTGGTGTTGGACATGCCCGTGCAGCGATTAACTATAACTACTTGCGTAAGGTACATGGTGATAACTATTCCATGAAGATTGTAGATGGTATGAAGGTAATCGTATGCAAATTGCGTCCTAATCCATTGAACTTCACTAGTATCGCATACCCAACTGACGAACTTAGATTGCCAAGCTGGTTCACAGAGTTACCATTCGATGATCAGGCTATGGAAAAGACATTAGTAGACGAGAAGATTGACAATCTATTGGGTGTGTTAGATTGGGACATACGTGCCAACACTAACACGAATTCTATGTTTGATGAATTATTCAGCTTTGGTTAAATTGATGTTGACTTTCGCAATATATTCCATCATAATACACAACAACACTGCCTAAATAGTAGTATAAACATTCACAAAGGAAAAACATGAAAGATTATTTAAAAGATTTGATTGACCATACACATGGTCTCGGCGTTGACTTGATCAAAGTCACAGGTACTGATACAACGACTGTTGTTGATGCTATCACAGAAGATAGAAATGTTATCATCAAGGGTAGCTTCAAGAATCCTATGCATGATTTCATCGGTGTGTTTGGTATGCCAAACATCAGTAAATTGAAAACAATCGTAGGGTTCGATGAATATGATGACAAATCAAATATATTCGTCACAAAGACTCAACGTGATGGAGTAGATATTCCGGGTGCTATTCACTTTGAGACTGGTTCAGGTGACTTCATCAATGATTATCGTCTGATGTTAAAGAGCGTGGTAGAAGAAAAAGTAACTATAGCTTCATTCAAAGGCGCCACATGGAATGTAGAGTTCGAACCATCAGTAGCTGGTATCATGCGTCTGAAGAAACAATCACAAGCGAATAGTGATGAGAAACAATTCTCTGCTAAAGTGACCGACGGTGACTTGCGATTCTATTTCGGTGACCCTTCTACTCACAGCGGAAACTTTGTGTTTCACGCACAAGTTGAAGGTACCTTGAATAAAGATTGGAAGTGGCCAGTCAAAGAATTCATGGGCATCATGGATCTAGTCGGTGACAAGATGGTTCGCATCGCTGACGCAGGTGCTATGGAAATCATCGTAGATAGCGGATTAGCGACATACAGATATCTCATCCCAGCACAGACAAAATGATCAAGGGTATAGCTCCGATGGGTAAGTACACAGTTATTTCTGGGGGGAACACTAGTGTTCCCTATGTCAATCAGAATATAAACAATCCTATTCAAGGGATGATACGCATCAACGGTACTGATACACAAGTGTTTGACGGTACTACTTGGATGACGATGAATACTAGCTATGCAAGTGTTGGGTTATCATCTGAGGCAGAAGCATTGCTTGATTGGGCTAAAAAGAAGCGTAGTGAAGAAATAGAATTAGAAGCATTAGCACAAACTAATCCTACTATCAGAGATTTATTAGACACTATCAAGCAAAAAGAAGAACAAATAACTATTGTTAGAACTTTAATTAAAAAAGAGGTCAATGAATTTGATTTACCATATGGTCCAGGATAATCTATCACTAAAACAAGACCCTGAATGGGCATTGTTCTTGCCCGCAGTCAGCAGTTTCTATATTGCTGGCTTAGGTAAGCAACGAAAGGGCGAACCGTACTTTGATCAGGCGCGTATCCCTGCAGGCTTCAAAGGTGATGTTGAGAAACTAAACTTTCTAAACAGTAAAGAGGGTCTATACTATTACAAGTGGGGATTGTATAGTGCTGGTCATGCTAACTTAGATACTACTGTTAACGATAACAATGAGAGTATCATACGTGAGCGTGAACAAGGTACATTCATGTTAGGTGATTCAGGTGGCTTTCAGATATTGAAAGGTCAATGGCCCGCAGACTGGAAGGATCCTAACTGCCCCCGCGCTATGATAAAACGCAAAGCAGTATTGAAGTGGATGGATACATACATGGATTATGGTATGTGTCTAGACATTCCGTCACAGTCATTAACAACCTTCGGGATGAAAGATAAGAATGGTAATAGCTTACATGGTATTAGTACTATTGAAGAAGCGATTAAAGCGACACACATCAACAACGAATACTTTATAAATAACCGCTCAGGGAAATGCAAGTTTTTGAATGTGTTGCAGGGTCGCAATCATACTCAGAGTGATAGTTGGTATGACGAGATGAAAAAGTACTGTGATCCAAACATCTATCCAGACACTCATTTCAATGGCTGGGCATTCGGTGGACAGAACAAGATCGATATTCACTTGATGTTGCGTAGGTTAGTAGGTATCATCCATGATGGATTGTTATGTGAGGGCAAGCATGATTTGATTCATTGTCTGGGTGTATCTATATTGGAATATGCAGTATTGTTTACTGATATACAAAGAGCGATACGCAAATATCATAATCCAAAACTACAGATCACTTTTGACTGTGCTAGTCCGTTCTTTAGTGCAGCTAAAGGTCTTGCTTATTTCAATACAACTATTGAGCATAACAAGAAATGGTCTTATCAGATGGAAAAGACTGCTGAGAAGAAAAGTTATGCGAGTGATAATCGCAAGTATCGTGATGCTGTATTGGCTGAAGGTATTCACGATATGTTTACTGACAGTCCAGTGACTGATGTATTGACTATGAAAGATATGTGCTATCGTGGTGTAGGATTCTTAGGACAACATGGAAAAGAGACTAAAACAAGCTGGGACACATTGAGTTATACATTGATACAGAGTCACAATGTCTGGATGCATATGAATGCAGTACAAGAGGCTAATCGTCAATATGAACAAGGTGTGATTCCAAAGATGTTGATGAATGATACGTTTGAGAAGATCCGTTTCAGCGAATTGGTCGATGAGATTTTCTCATTGAATGATAGACAAAAGAGTCTAGCACTGATAGATCATCATAGCAGATTCTGGATGCAGATGCAGTCAGGTAGTCAAGGTATCAGTGGTAAGAAAACTATCAATAGTATGACTATGTTTAATAAATTGTTCACAACGAACGAAGAACCCGAGGAAGAGATCGAGGATAGTGATGACGCTATCTCATTAGTTTTGGAGTAATAATATGTATAGACAACAAATTGCAAAATTAGAACAACAACTCAAGGACCTTGATGCTAAAATACTAGCAGCAGAACAGGACAAAGACTTTACTGTAGATGCCCTTAAAGATATGAAAATAGATAGAAATGATGTATACTTAGAGTTAAGAAGATACACAAGACTTCAATGGGACGAAGACCACGAACGTGTTAATTTTGAGGATGACAGATGATGGAACAAAGCAATATGGCATTGGCAGAAAAGCGTCAACGCATCAAAGATAAAGCAATGCGTACAATTTTTGTGCGTTTTCAAAAAGAAGGTATCCATAAATACCCCGCAGCAGCAACAGACCCTAACTTGGCAACAGGTGATGAGTATGATGTTAGCTTTTTAGCAACTCCGCATCGTCACATCTTTCAC